CGGGGTCGGCCAGCCCGCCCACCCGCCGCGCCTGCGCCCGTCCGGCCCGATCATCGCCCGGCGCAGGATCATCACCTCACCGCGGCGCCGGGGGCGGTGCTTCATATCCCCGGTGCCGTCCCCCTCCTCCGGCAGCGTGTCGGTCTCCAGGATGGGCGCCAGGTCAATCCGCCCCTGCCCAATCCGCTCCCAGTCGGCGATGGCCGCCAGAATCCCCGCCACGTAGCGCGTGGCTGCCAGCCGCTCCCCCTCCGCCGGCCCGGCCATGGGCGTGTCGATCGCCGCGGGCTGGATAATGCGCACGGGCACCCGGAGTACCCCGCCCTTGTCCTGCGGCCACAGCGCCTCTACCTGGAGGGCGCTACGGTAGTCTCCACCGCCCTTCCGGCACCCGCTGCCCGTCCCCGCAAGGGCTAAGATAGCGATGCTGGCAATTCCTGTAAGCACTCGTTTCCTGGTCACTTCTGCCCGCCTTTCAGCGCTTCCACCACGGCGATGGCGAACTCAATCCGGTTCGAACGGGCAAGGAGTACCTGGCGGTCCATAGGGTTGGTAATGAACCCGAGTTCGCACAGCGCACAGGGCCCGTCGAAATCGAAGACAGCAAGCCGGGAATGCTGGCCGCTGCTCTCCGGTTTCAACCCCCGGTCGGCGAGGCGCAGCGCGCCCAGGGCAGCCTTCTGCACCTTCGCCGCCCAGAGCATATCCGTGCGGTCGCGGTACAGCGTCTCCGTCCCGGTAGCCGCGACCGCGCCTGCCGCATTGCAGTGCAGGGAAAGGTAGTGCGAGCAGTTCGCTCGCTCTGCCTGCTCGTCCCGCCCGCCCACGGGGTTGGCATCAGTCGCCCCCGTGCGAATCATGAAGACATTGATCCCCGCCTGCAGGCAGTAGAACTTGAGCGTTTCCGCCCAGTCCATAACGATGCCCGCCTCAGTCTCTCCTGCCGCAACTGCTCCGGGATCGTACACCCCCGCCTTGCGGTTCCCCATGCCGTGCCCGGCGTCGATAGCGAGTTTCATATCCCCTGCCCCTCCGCGGCCTGCTCGGCCTGCTTGACCACCTGGTGCACGCCGACCGAGGCCAGCCCGCCCAGGATGCCGCGCGCCACCGCCTGCGGCCAGCCCGACGCCGGCGCGCCCACGCTCACCCCGCCGAAGAAGCCCAGCAGGGAAATGGCCACGCCGACCAGCGCGGCGAGGGCGAGCACGGCCAGGCCGGATAGCTTCAGGCCGCGCTTGACCCCCTCCACAACAACCGCGGTCACACCCGACAGGACCGCCAAATCCGCCATTCCGATCTCCACTCTCGCCACCTACCCTTTCAGCAGGCCCGCCTGCTTCACCATCACCGTCAGCGCCTGCAGTTCGGCTCTCAGCTTCAGGTTGTCGTTCCAGAGGGCGTCGCAGCGCTGCTGCAGGGCGTCGCAGCGCGCCATCACCTTGTCGAGGCGCTCCTCGCAGTCGTGCACGTGCTTGACCAGCTCCTCGCGCCGCTTCAGGTCGAACGCTTCGTCCGCGTCCTGCCCCTGCCGCCGCGCGACGAAGATGTCCACGGCGGCCTTGATGCTCGCCCCGGCCACTGCCCCTATCGCCCCGGCTATCGCGCCCACGATCCCGGGCGTCATCGTCTCACTCACGCTCATTGATCTCCTTGTCTCTTCCGCCCGGTTTTGGCCGCCGTCATTCCACGTGGAATGACGGCGGCTTCCAGTCCCTACAGTGCCGCGATGATCCGGACCGGGATTCTGCGCCCGGCCGGGTTCGTGAATCCGGCCCTTTGCGTGGTCAGCTCGTAGTCCCCGGCCTCCGGGACCGGGGACACTTCCGATGGCCACGCGTCCGTCTTGATGATCCCTCCCGGGCCGTAGATAACCACGCAGGCGATCTCCGTGCCCGTGGGCGCCCCCACCTTCCGGAGCCGAGCAACAACCACATCATCGTCGCCCAGAGGGATCGGAGTCCCGTTATCGTCGCGGATGGTGATTATCAGCCCCCCTCCGGTATCACCCGCCGTGAGGCGCAACTGCTCGTTCGGGTAGTTTGCCCCGACGTTGATGAGCGGGGCAGCAGATCCGCCGCCACCCCCGCCGCCGCCTGCCGTGAGCGTGCGGGAGCCGTTCTGCCACACCGCGGCCGGCAGGTCGCTCACCGCTGCGTCAAGGTTCTCCAGGTTGTCCAGGTTGGCAGCACGACCCGACGTGAGCCGATCAAGCAGCGTGGTAACGCCCGTGCTGTCCGAGATCGCGGTCAGGGTGCGCGTGGCCGCCGCCCAAACCGCCGTCGCCGCCGCTGCTGCGACGCCTGAAATGGCCGTGGCGAGCGTGGAGAGCGGCGTATCCAGACGCTCCACCCAGGACGCCCCCACCACCCAGAGGCTCGGCAGGTGCCGCTGGTCTACACTGGTGTCCGAGGTCTTCGCCACGGCGTAGTAGTTGCCGGCCGTGGTGGTGCCCGCCCCGGAGTAGGGGTACTGGTAGAGCCCGTCCCCGATCTCCGTAGCCGCCCCGTCCGAGACCACCTTTGTGCCGTCCGGACGGAATACGTCCACGAGGGGGGAGAGGCCGGTCTTGCCCAGGCCGCCCGCCGTGTAATGGAAAACGAAGACGACGCCCTGGCTGAGTTGCTGAATCATTTAGGAAATCCCCCAGGCGAGCGCGTCCGACATCGCTGCCGCCGACAGCAGCCCGTGGTAGACCCGCAGCCGCTCCACTCTGCCTGTGTAGCAGCGTGCGGGCACACTCGGCTCGTACCCGATGTGCATCTGCGTCCCGGCCGCTAGGTTCGCCGCGATGAGTCCGGCGGTGGCGAGAGTTTGGTCGGTGCCGCCCGCCGAAACGATGCGGATGGAATCCGCGATCGCATCGACGAGTACGCACCACGCCTCCCGGGTGCCGTTGGGCCAGGAGGCGGAAACGACAGGCTGCCCGAATGCGTTGGCCACGAACGCCTGGGCGGGGCTCGCCCCCTCGCGCACGGTGCCGATGTGGATGCCGCGCGACGGCGTGACGGGGGAGCATATGATTGGGCGGTTAGAGGATGCGCTCGTGAAGGTTTGAGCGGCGCGGGTGCCCACCACGATAAAACTCATCTTCGGTGCCCCCGGAATGGGGGCGTTGAGGCCCATCACGCCCGCGAACGCATTCCAGATGAGTTCGCCTGTGCCGGCATCGTAGGCCGGATAGACCGTGTGCCCGACGGGCGTGGTGGCGTGGCGCCCGTTGCCGGAGCGGTCGTTCCAGCCAGTCACGTTAGCGCCGGAGAGGATCACCGTTGAGGCGTCGTGGGCGTCGAACTCCGCCATCAGCCGGGTGCCCGAGCGGGCGCGCGTAAGCACGCCCACGGAGCCATAAAGGAGAGGGAGAGGCATCGTGCTACACCGCGCTCAGGTCGCCCGTGGCGAGCCTGCGAAGACGCTCCTCCAGGGCTGCGATGGTTGGGGCGGCTCCCTGCGCGAACGCCTCCGCGGCGGCCGTGCGGGCCGTACACTCGGCGCGCACCCTCTTCACCCGGGCGTTGAGGGTCGCCAGCTCCACCAGGTCCGCGGTGGTCGGCTCCTCCAGGATCTCCAGCTCCGCGATGCGCGCATAGTCCGGCTGCAGCGCCGCCTCCGCGGCCTCGTTGGCGGCCACGGCGCCGGCGCGCTGCGCCTCGATCGCCTCCGTGTAGCCCGTGATCTGGGCCGATACCCCGCTGATGGCGACGCCACTCGCCAGGCCCTCGACCGTGAAGCCGGTGCCGCCGGCGCCGACGCTCTCCGCGTCCAGGAGCGCGATTGCGCTCGCAATCTTAACCGCCGCCGTGAACTGCGCTTCGGTGAGCCCGAGGGCGGTCAGTATCTCCTGCTTGGTCACTGCCATGCTGCTATACATCCTTCCGGGGCCAGAACCAGTGGCCCACGATCACCCCGATGACCAGGGGCACGAGCGGGGAGGCGTCGGTCCCCTCCCAGACGAGGTTGCTCAGCGTGTCCCGCTGGCGCCGATTGGCCAGCGTGTAAATCTCGTAGATGAGGCCCAAACCCAGGAGGGCCGCCCACGTCGTCTTGGCGCCGATCTTCACCGGTCCGAGCATCAGAGATGCACCCCCTGCCCCGCCCTGTCCGCCCGGACGCACTTGGCGACCAGCCGGATGCGGTCCGTCACCCCCGCGTTCGAGCCGATGACCTCATAGCGGGTCTTGACGCCGCTCTCCTCGGTCACCACCAGCTCGTCCGTGGCCTGCACGTCCTGATCCCACGGCAGTTCCACCTCGGCGTCGGCCAGGATCTGCACCTGCTCCCCCGCCTCGGTCACCCGCTGGCCGCGCGGCTCCGACACGTGGCACAGGCACTCCGCAAGCGGCATCATCTGTTGGGTGGGGGCGCCGGCGGCGTCCTGCCCGTCCTGCACCCGCTCGATGCGGCAGGGGCGCGACAGGCCGCGCAGCGCCATCTTCCGGGCGCTCCGGAGCAGGCCGGAGGGTACAAGGCCGCTCATTAAACAAACCCCAGCGGCTCGTAGCTGGCCGCCTTGCGCATGCAGTGGTCGAACGCCTGCGACGCCTTGATGGAGCGCCCCGGGTCGGACGTGTCGACCACGCCCGCGGCGCGCTCGGCCTTGCGGTGCCACCCCAGGTGCGCAGCCGCCCGCAGGTCGTAGCCCGCCGGCTGCGACACCCCGGCGTCTTCCCACAGCGGCGCGCCATCGCCTTCATCCGTCCGCACCCCCACCAGGCTGCCGGCGAGGGTTTCCGAGTATTCGGCGCCCGGCCACGCGGGCTCCGCGGCGCCGCTGGTGCCGGCCCGGACGCATTGCTGCAGGCGCCCGGCGGCCGTGGTGAGGAAGTCCCCCACCACGTAGGCGGTGGCGGCAACCCAGGCCGCCGGGCGTGCGGAATCCTCCAGCACCTCCAGCAGCTCGGCCTCCGTGAGTTCCGGGTACGCGTCCGGCGGGCACATCCGCATCAGCCGCGCCAGCGCTTCTTCCTGGGTCATTGCCGCCACCTCTACTCCCCTCTTCCTTCTCTCCCCTTACACCTCGTCCGGAGACGCGGCTGTCGCGATCTGCGCCACCGTCGATCCCTGGGTCACCGGGACGACGTGCGGGCGGAAGAGGACCGCGATGATGCCGTCCACGACGGTCGAGCCCGTGCGCCCCAGCGAAACCTGAATGTAGCGCTTGGTCGGGTGGTACACCTCGGCGATGAGCAGCTTGTTGTCGTCCGCGGCGGCGTTCGCGGCCGTGGCGACGATCGCGTCGAAGTCGTCGGGGGTACCGCCGCTGTCGTCGCTCTGCTTGAGGGTGAGCACCTGGCCGCCCGCGGTAACGGTGCCGAGCGCCGCGATGACGCAGATGCCGCCCCACCCCTGCATGTCGATGGCGGCCGGCTCCACGGCCGACGTCCCGTCCGCGACGGCGTTCGACAGCCGCCGAATTTCGCAGTTGTTCAGGATCGAGCGATCCATTTTTCTTGCCTCCGGCCCGGGGAGCCATCCCCCCGGGCCTGTCTCACGAAGTCGGGCCGGCGCGCTTTAGTCGCCGAACTTGACGAACTTGATCGCCTCCCAGTCAATGACGTCCCCACCCACCCGGCGGCGCGAATAGAACTCGACGAACGGCTTCGAGGAGTAGGGGTCGCGCAGGGTAGAGATGCCGACGCGGTCGACGATCTGGTAGCCGCGGCGGAAATTGCCGAATGCGATAGACAGGGAGTCCGCGGCAAGCGCGGGCATGTCCTCGGCCTCGGCGATCGGGTAGCCAAGGAGCGTCGCGGGCTGCGCGAGCTGGAGCGAGGGCTGCCAGAGGTAGACGCCGGTGGTGTCCTTGATCTTGCGCACCGCGCCGACAGTCAGGCGCGCCATCATCCACACCGCGCCGGGCCGGTAATCGGCCTTGAGTGCGTGGACCGCGTCCACCAGGCAGTCGGCGGGATTGCTGTTGGCGGCCTTGAACGCGCCGTCCGCGCCGGAGAGCACGTGCTCGAACGTCTTGTCCGCGCGTGTGGCGTCCGCGGTCGCCGCCGTGCTGTAGGTCGTGAAGCCGCGCGGCTTGCCGGCGCCGTTGCCCGTGACGAAGGCGGCCGCCTCCATGCGCCCGAACTTGTCGGCGATACGCCCTTCGAGATAGCCCTCGACGTCGTAGGCCGCATCCTCCAGGTGCTGTTGGGTGACCTTCGGCTTGGCGTACTGCTCGTGGACGGAGATTTCCCACCGCCCGCGCTCCGGCGTGTTGGTCTCGGGGCGCGACTGCGTCTCCCCGACCCACCCGGCGTCCATGTCCTCACGGTCGCGGAAGCCGACGAGCTTGTCGGTGGAGATGGTCTGTACCGCCGCGTACTGCCGGACCGGGGACGACTCCCAGATGCGCATCACGATCTGCCCCGACAGGTCGGGGTGGACGAAGTAGCCGCCGTCCGGGTCCGAGCCGTTCGAGAACGCCTTGAACTCACCGAACACCTGCTGCTGTAGGTCGGCCAGCCCCTTCTCCTCGCCGGTGCGCAGCCACTGCTCGTAGCCCTTGCCGTAGTCGCCGCGCACGTTCGGGGCGGTGCGGAAGTACGCCTTGATGGACTTGGCCGCATCCTTGCCGTACTGCGCCTTGACCTGCGCCAGGAAGTCCGCCGCGCCGGCGGCAGTGGACAGGCTGGGCCGGTTCAGCTTCGTGGCGAGCGCCTTCAGCTCGTCCTGCTGCTCGTCGATGGCCGTGTTGATCTTCGCCAGCTTCTCCTCGAACTCGCCAGCACTCCGGCCCTCTTCCAGAGCCTTGAGGCGCGCGTCGTTGGTCCGCTTGAACTCCTCGAAGGCGCTCTGCACGCCGTCGATCAGTTCCTTGACTTCTGCCATGGTTGCTGCTGCTCCTACGCTCTCAGGGTGGCGAGAAGGCTCTTGAGCCCTTCCGCCACGTCGTTGTCACTGTTTCCGCTGTCGCCGCTCTCAGCGTCGCGCAGGAGCGTACGGAACCCCTCGGAGGCGATCACCTTCGCCTCCCGCCGTGAGAACCCGCCTGCGTCACACAGGAAGCCCTCGAAATCCTTCATGTTCGCCGGCCGCGCCTCGGCCCGCCCCGACCGGTCGATCATCTGCAGCACGTTCTCGAGCTGCCCGCGGGCCGCCCGCGCCGACTCCGGCAGCGTCTCCGCCAGAATCGCGATCCGTCGGCGCAGGGCGCCCAGGCGAACCCCCTCGGCCGCGTCGGTGTCGTCCTTGACGCCGGTCACGTCGCTCAGGGTATTGGCCGGAAAGGTCACCACGGACACCTCCCAGAGATTGCACTCGGCGAGCGCCCGGATGGAGTACTTCCAGTCCTTGAGCGTGTCCCAGTGGATGCGGTCCGTCAGCCCCTGCGTCTTGCACCACTTGCGGAACGCCTCCACGGAGTCGAACCACTCGGCGCGGACGGTGTTGTAGCCGATGGACATCTTCCGCAGCACCCCGTCCCGCAGGAGCGTGAGCACGTCCTTGCCAAGCGTGGTCTCCGAGATGCGCCCCCGGAGGTACAGCCCCTCCTGCACCTCCTTGGCGTCGACGGGCTTGCCGAGCACCATGGAGGGGCGGTGCTGGTACAGCAGCACGCCCTCCGCCTGGAAGCGCTTGAGCGTGCCCTGGAACGCGCCGGGGAGGGTCACGTCCCCGTAGCTGTCGAGGTTGCCGAACGCATTACCGATGCCCTCGAACTCGTTCTCGGACAGGCCGGAATCCGGTGCGTCCGCCGCCGCGGCTTTCAGGTTGAACTCGAACTCCTTGCGCTCCATGCCTTACGCCTCCAGCGGCTTCAGCCGCCGCGCCGCTCCCCACCGTTCGTCGTGCACGAGATCCACCATTTCCGAAAGCCCCATGCCTTCCACCCACAGCCGCCAGCGCTCCGGCCCCAGGACATGGCGCTGCTGCTCCTCCGTCAGGCGCGAGAGGACCGCCTCCCCGCTCTCCACCTGCGGCCGCGTGTCCGGCAGGGTGTCATCCCCCAGCAGTTCCGCCCAGCTCTTCGTCCGCGGCACCATCGTGCACCGGCAGGAGGGGTGCGTCCCCATGCGCTCCCCCGTCCCGTGCTCGGACCCGTGCATCGCCCAGCAGATCGGGCAGGAGCGCAGGTCGAGCGCCGACAGCCACACCCACCCCGCCACCACGTCCGCGTTGGCCGCGTACGCCTCCCGGGACGCCTCGCGGGCCGCCCGCAGGGTCTCGGTGCGCGCGATGGTCAGCGCCCGGTTGCGCTGGATACCGGTCTGCGCGGCCAGGTCCCGGGCGATCTCGCGCGGGTTCTTCCCCAGGGCCACGCCACCCACCAGGGCCGCGCGGAACGCCTCCTGCGCCTTCGGGGCGATCTCGGCGATCAGGTCGGCGAGCGGGCTGCCGTCCCCCGCGAACCCCACGAGCGCCTCGATGGTCGAAACGGGCAGGTGGGCGCGG